TCCTTTGGTGGGTTCTGGTTTTCCGGTCTCGGCGTCGATCACGACCGCGGGCTTGATCTCGCGTGCTTTGGCCTTCTTTTCGGGCTTTTTGGCTGGCTCGGGTTGCTGCTCAGACACCAAATAATTTGGTGCGGTTTTGCTGATTTCCAGCAAGTTACACACTTCTTTTTCGGCGAGCAGTTGGTAAATGCGCTGGCTGGTGACCGAGAGTGCGCGGTTGCAGAATTCGTCAAAGCTGGCGTAGTCGCCGTGCTTCCATAGCTTGCGGTCCTTAATCACTCGAATGGTTGGAATCAGGTCTTTCAGCTTCTGGCGTGTGAATGCTATGATGTCGCCGAGTCCCTGCCCGATCACGGCTTTCAGTTTCAGCCATTCCTCTGCGTCACTGGTTTGAATCTCAGAGGTCACTGGTTACTCCTTCGTTTGAGGTTGATGCTGGCGCGACGTTGGCGATGGCGAGTGTTTTGGTCGGCTCTGGCAACGTCGTGTGTTTGCTGGTCGGGCGTGGTCCGAGGCATTGCGTGGCCATCTCAATCGGATATCCCCACTGTTTCAATGCGGCCTCGAGTTCGTGGTGCTTGGTGCAGTGGTGTAGTTGCCCGGCCTCGATCTGCTTCCGGTTGTATTCCACGATCCGCTTGAATCGCAGGTCGAGTTCCTTGCGGGTGATTTTGGGTTCGTTTGCCATATGCGAGCACAGTATTGCTTACTGTGTTTTGCTCAAGGTTTATTTCGCCCGTTTCGGCTGGTTCTTCTTCTTCCCTCGTCCGCTGGCTCCCATGAGCCGCGCCTTGGTGCTGTGGTACGCCTTTACGTCCGGTGTCTGTTTGAGTCGGTCTAGTTCCCGTCGCAGGGCGTCGATGTCGATTGGTTCGCTCATGGCCAGACGGTGTAGAGCGCGAACGCCAGCGCTAGGTTGAGCACGATCAGCAGGGCAACGGTGATCCGCTTGTGCCGCCAGCCGCAGGGCCGTGGGAGGGTGTGGTCCTCGACGGGGATCAGGTGCTGGCTGGTCAGCAGACGTGCGTTCTTGCACCACAGGGGCGTAAGGATTGTGCGTTCGGTGAATTGGGGCTGGCGGATCACTTGACCTCCTTCACGCATGGCTTCCACGTCTTGCGGTCGGTGGAGTAGCTCGCCGCTTGTTTACGAAGCTCGTCCCATGTGGCTCGTCCAAATCCTATCGTTGAAACCGCAACGCCATCTTCGTGAATAGCTAGAACCATCCATTCAGTAATGGATGCGTCCATTCTCAACCAGCAAACCGGCCCCGGCACGTCCTCCGGGCAATCCCACGGCTTCGGCGGCTCTGGCGCTGGAGTGGGGCGGCAAAGGTAGCCGCTTTCTGTATGCCAAAACACAGAACGATCTTTGGCAATATCGTCTCTCCATTGCTTTTTTGCATGTGAATACCACTGCCACGGCTTGCCGCTCATGGATGCAACGTAAGCAGCCGCGTTCTGTTCGATTTGTTCGGGTGTGAGGTTGTTCATGCTGTTGTTTGGTTGGTGGCTTTGGCGATGGCGGCGCGGGCTGCTTTGACGAACTTCGGAACGTCGCCGAGATTAACCTTGAGGCATCTGAGGCGGAGCAATCCCTCCAACGCCGCCAGCAACTCAGGCGCGGCTGTCTCTTGGTCGATGATCTCCGCTCCTCGGATGATGCCCTCGAGCGAGTAGTGGACGGCGATCTGCCTCATGGCGCGCATCGCGCCTGGGCTCGGTTCGGTTTTTGGTGTGGGTGTGTCGTTCATGTCCTTCACCTTTCCCGCATCCGTTGCGCCGTGTCAACCTTTTTAGAAGCGCCTCGATGGATTCAGGCTCTTGGTCCTGCTCGCAGCGAATGCCGGTGGTTTTTTCTCTGCGGCGATTTCCTCCTTTGTGAGCCGCAAAGCGTTTGCCATCGGATACCGCAGAGCGTCTGCCACGTGATCCAAATTTTCGCATGCCAGCCCTTTCAATGGCACGTTCTCGTTCCCTCCCTTTTGGCTGGCGTCGGGCCAGCGGTAGCCTCCGTGGAGTGCTCTGGTGAGTCTCGGGCAGCCTTTTCTGTCGAGGCGGAACACCGGCCTGCCCTTTTTGTCTTTCTTGGACATGAGGCGGTTGACGATGGCGATTGTTTCCTGAAGTCCGCGGGCTGTCGTCATGAAGTTCGGGTAGATGCCGTGCGTCCTGAAAATGTTGAGCGCGCTCTCCTTCACGTTTTTTCCGTCCACGTTTATTTGCCTCGTGTAGCTGCTGTTTGCGGCGGCTGGGTCGATGAAGTCCAAGACGCCTGCGCAGACGCCTCGGTCGTTCCAGAACGGAAATTCGCTTTCGGTCAGGCTGTTGATCATTTTGGCGTGGCGGTCGGCATCGAATCCCTCCTGGTAGAACTCGAAGAGTGTGTGCCAGTATTCCACGCCGTCCTCGATCCACATGGCGCTCCATGTCGTGGCCGCATTGGTGCCCACGTCGTGTCCGCGGATGAGATAGGCTCCGATGGGGAACTCGAGGTCTTGCCCTTCGTGCCAGTCGATCCGATACGCGTAAAACACCGGGCTGCCGTCGTAGGCGTCGGCGTAGCGTCCGTAGAGCATTCGCTCAAGCATCGGCGGGTTGTTCGCGTAGGGCAGCAGGATCGTGTCCCGGATGTAGTTGGCCGGCAGGTTCTTCTCGTTTTCGTAGGTCGAGAGGTGCCAGAATCGCATGCGACGTTCTTCCTCGGGTTTTGCGGCCTCTTCGCCTTCCATCTTGGCGATCCAGTGTTCTGGGCCTGGTGGGTTGGTGTCGAGGATGATGCTGCGGTCCTTGATGAATCCCAGCCGGTCGCAGGTGCTCGGGTCTGCGCCCTTCCATCGCAAGCACGCAAAGCTCAAGTCAAACGCCTTGCGCTCGATCTGGTCACCTTCGACGAAGATCATCATGGAGCACTCCATTCCGCGCAGCTTGCTGTCGCCGGCTGACACGTGCGGGAGTCCTTTCATCTGGATCTCGCCGCAGTATTTCTTTCCCTCCTGCTCTACCCATGTTCGGAGGTCCGCTGCGTTTCGGGTGATCGATGCCTCTTGGAGCTTCTGGATGGCGAGTTTGCTCGGGATGCGGAAGGTCAGGCCGTCGTTCCAGCTTCGGAATAGGCCGTGTGATCCTTCGGCGCTGTAGAACGGTCCCATCTGGCTGAAGCACCACATGAGGGTGTCGATCGTGGAGCCGACCTGTGAGGTCTCGGTCTTACGGGCAAAGATGACTTTGGCGCCTGCGTTCTCCCAGCAGTGTCGGACGCATTCGACCCCTACGCTGGCGGTCTTTCCGACTCCTCGGCCGCCGATGAGCATTCGCACGAAAGCGACGCTCTCGTGGAATTCCTCGATCGATTTCGATGGGCGGTACCACGCGATGTCCGCACCTTGGTCATCGGTGGTGTCAGTCATTAAAGAAAAAGCGACGGCTGTTTGTTGTCGTAATCAAACACGCTGATCATCTGTGCGCGTCCGAAGTATGTGCGCGGCATCCATGCGTAGAGCGCAGACAATCCCCATCCGTCCTTTGCTTTTTTGTATCTACCGTTGTCGTCCGCTGGGATAAACCAATGCTGAAAGATGATGCGGCGTCTCGCCACGCGCAGAAGCTCGCGCAGCAGGTCGTGGTTCCACTGCATGTCTCCATTGTATGGCGGGTCGCATAAAACCGTGTCGAAATCCCAATCTTGCACCTTGCTGCTCATGTCTCGGGCGTCGCACAAAATGTCTGGCGAGTTAGCTTCGTCTATGTCCAGACGCACCGTGCCGAGCTTGCTCTTTCCGCAGCAGACGTGTAGTGACCTGCCGATGAGCAGGCCACCTACGAATTGCTCCACGTCTTCTGGCCATAACACCTTGAGCACACGATACGGATGCTCTGTCCCGGCAATCGGCACGTTTCCCTTGGTCGCGTCGATCGCTGGCTGGTTTTTATAACTAACTGTGGCCATCAGGCGTTTTTGATTTGCTGCGTTTCATCTTGGGGCAGGATGCGTGGCCGGGCGAAGAACGCTGGCAGGTTGATCTGGATCGGCGCGGCTCCGTTGCTCTCGACCTGGACGTGGTTGTGCGTGTGGCTGTGGGTCTCGCCGGCAATCTGCAGTGCGACGTGCTTTCCGTAGCGGGCTGGGAACATGCGCTCGAGCAGCCATTTGGCGTCGTCAGAGTCCTGCGGGGCGTTCTTGGCGATGATGCTGACGAGGTTGATCTCGCACAACGCGCGGGCTTTACCTATAGCATCAGCAAACTCACGATAGGGATGTCCGGGGTTTTCGCGCTTCCCTTTGTCGATCCATTGGTATGCAGTTGTTGCGGTGATACCTACGGCTTGTGTGGCAATCTCCATCGTGATTCCTGCTTGGAGAAGGCTGACGATCTTGTTGGCGAGTTCTGCGGTGAGCTTGCTGGGGCGTCCTCCTACGCGTGGGGGGCGTGTGATCTTGACCTTGATTGTGGGTTTCTTGATCGTCTTTGGGTCTGGGTTGGTGGGTTTGCTCATGCGGTCTGGTTGGCTTTGTCGGCGTAGCGGATATGAAGGCGCATCCAGTAGCGGTATCTGTTGCCCATGTTGTGTTTGCTGGAGCGTAATATGCGGAGTGCGTTTTCCAGCGCCTGCTTTTTCTTTCTGATCCAGCGGGCGTTGTTCACCATCCTTCTTCTCCGCATGCTTGGTTTTCCAGCCTGTTGATCACGAGAAGCTTTTTCCGGCGTTTCCTTATCGCCAGTCCCTCCGGTGTTTTGTCGGTCAGTTTTGCGTGAACTCCGTTTTTGATAGCGGCGTCTCTCAGAGCTTTGCAGTCGGCGTCGTCGAGAATTGCTGTGTGTCTTGGTGTTCTCATGCTGCTTTCCTCCATTGCCCGCTCCAAGGCTTGAATCCGCAGAGCGCGTGTCCGCCCATCTGGAGTTCTCGGCAGAGGCGTCCGGCTCCGCTGGTCTCGGTGACGGTGACGGATTTGGTGAATCGCAATTTATGCCGATCGATTCGGTTCCTGAATTCTCCGATCATCCTGATCTCTACAACAATTTCTCGGGTGTATTCCCACTGTCCTGCGCTGGTGGGGTGGTCTGTGGTCATGTTCAGTCCCATTGCGGTGTGGCGTGGAATGGCCCGGCGTGGCCGTGGATAGCTCGGCAGAGGAATTGGCGGTAGTAGTCAGTCTGGCTCGGGACGTTGATTCCTTGTCGGTGCGCTGGGGTGGTTCCAAGAGTGAGCCCGAGTTCCTCTGTATCATCGGGCGTCATGTATCCGTGGTCAATGCGGCGCGTAGGCGGGGCCGTGATGGTGATCCATCCCCATGCGGTGCCGCTGCCTCCACTGACGCTCCATGCTTTTCCGGTGCGCTTCTTGAGGTGATGGCGAATCACTTTTATAACATCGTTTCTGCCTCTCGTGGAGAGATATTCAATCTCAGAGATTTGCTTTTGCGTGAGCTTTTCAATTTTCCCGGCGACGGGTGCGGTGTCGTTCATGGGGCGAGGTCTGGGTAATCGGCCAGCACGTTTGCGGGCACTTCTTTGCCGTCTTTGATGGCTTGCTCGACGTATTGGCGGTGTTTGGCTGGTGGCATGGAAAGGATGCGCGCGACCTGCTCTTGTGTTCGCTGCCAGAATGCTTTGCCTGCTTTCTCTTTGGCTGCGGCGATCTGGGTGTCAATCTCGCGCGTGTCCGGTGGTGCTGGGCGACTGCCTTTGCTCATCGCGTTGTTCCAGATGTGGCGGTTGCTAATCTCCCTGCGCTCGGCTTCGAGCCTTGCGAGGTCCGCTTTCGCATCGTGCAGTTGATCGTGCTCTGCCTCGGACTGCTGCATTCCGAGTTCTTCGAGCGGGATGCCGAATGTTGAGAGGGTGTCGTTCATTGGGTGGCTTTCTCGCACTTGGTGCGGGGTTTGTCAAACGGTGATGAGTTCTTGTTCGGCGTGACTTTCCATCGAAGCGAGGTTTCGGACGGCTTGCCGGTAATATTTTGAGAGTAGTTCACTACCGATTCCTTTTCGTCCGCTGAACACCGCGCCATAGACTTCGCTTCCGACGCCCATGTATGGAGTGAACACGACTTCTCCGGGGTTGCTCCAAAGAACGCACGCGCGCTCGATGATGTCGAGTTGTAGCGGGTGGACGTGGCGTTCGTCGTCGGCCTCGCGGCTTTCTTCGTAGGGTAATACGCCCTTTTCCCGAACACTTTTGCTTCGCGGCTCGCTCCCGTCGCATCCTCGGATGTCATCCCATACCGATGAGGCGTATTGCCTCCAAATCCAGTGAGAGAATCGGTTCTCGGTCTGCTTCCCTTTGTGTCCCTTCCATTGCTGGAGTTCGTGAGGAATTACGCGTGATCCTGCGTAGCTGTGGAGTCCCGTAGGGTGTGATACCGGGATTGGGTTTTCCCCCTTCTTACGGAAGGTCAAAAGGTAGTCCGCGCTCGCTACATCGCAGAGCGTCGAGTCCTCCACTATCTGCGCGTGCGCGAGTCCCTTCGCCATCGTGCGAAGTCGGACGCCGAGAGGCTCTTTCCATATCACTCTCCGTCCGCAGTAGCGGAATCCGTGCTTTTCATGAAGCCGGATAATGTCTCCTGGAAAGTCGATCAGTCCGGTTCCTGCGTTCGCTCCGCATCCCATTCGGGCCGTCTCCATGTTCCCGCTTCCGGGAATGTCCATGCAGTGGACCGCGGTGATTCGTCCCGGCTTCGTGATCCTCGCGATTTCGCCGACGTGGTGCCCGTAGTGCTCAAAGAACTCCATGTAGTCTTTGCAATTCGAGAGGTCGCGCGCGTCGCTGGAATACTCGTATAGGCCGCAGAAGCTCGGGCTGTATATCGAGAGGTCGATCTTGTCGTCTGGGAGTGATTTCATCACCTCCATCGCGTCTCCGTTGTATAGGGCGTATTGAGGAGTGATCGTTTGGTCGATTATTGAAGCCATGATGGAAGGGTGTTTTGTTTGGTGTGTTCGTTCTGTTTTTCGATTCGGAGTTCGTTATTGATGAGGCTGACGAGCTTGGAAAACATCTGGTCGGCCTGCGCGGCCTTGCGGTTCAGGTTGGCGAGAACGCCCGCCTCGCCTTCGCTGGAGATGATGTCGATGTGGACGGGGTTTTGCTGGCCGAAGCGCCAGAATCGACGAATCGTTTGATACCACTGCTCGAAGCTGTGAGATGGGAAGAATGTGGAGTGTGCGCAATGCTGCCAGTTCATCCCAAATCCGGCCACCACGGGCTTGCTAATCAAAACCCTCACCTTCCCTACCGCAAATGCCTCAAACGCCTCTTCCTTGAATTCCTCTGAATCGCTTCCATTCACCTCCACTGATCCGGGTATCATCTTTTCCAGCATGAATCCCTCGTCGTTCAGGTGACACCATGCGACGGCGGGTTTCCCGGTGGGGTTGATCATCCGAGCGGCCATTTCGCAGCGCTCCTCAATGGTCCTACGGCGCTCTGCGCGCTGTTCTGCAAGTCCGACCGCAGGCATGTCGAATAGGAAGTCGGGGTTTGGCGTTTTGGCGTTTACGATGTGCTCCGAGGTTACGAGCGGCGGGAGTTCGTAGTCGTCGTCTGGAAATCCGATGTCGGACGGCTTCCTGACGGCTCTTGCCCATGAGCAAATCCATCGCCAGAAGTCTTGCTGTGAATGTCCCCGGAATCGGTAAAGGCCGGATCGGTATTCGTCCTTTCGACTCATCGTCTTTTCCGCCTTTTTGAAGAAACGAGAAACCATGTCCACGAATCCAAGGTCGCCGAGAGCTTCGCTGGAGTTGCCGAGTTCGATGTAGTCGTTTGGGGCCGCGGTTGCGGTGCAAAGTAAGCGATACGGGAGTTTCTTCATGAATTGCGTGACCTGCTCGCGAATTTCGCCATCGTGATTTTTCAAAATTCCGCTCTCGTCGCAGACTACTCCGCCGAATTTCTGCCAATCGAATTTGTGAAGGCGCTGGTAGTTTGTGATGGTGATCGGCGCGGCCACGGTGCCGTCGCGTGATTGCTTCGCCTCGATTCCGAACTTTTCAGCCTCTCGGACCGTCTGCGCTCCGACCGATAGCGGCGTGAGGACTAGGACCGGCTTACACGTTTTCTCGACGACGTTCTGCGCCCACACGAGCTGCATCAGGCTCTTTCCGAGTCCGCAATCTGCGAAGATTGCAGCCCTCCCCTTCCGCACCGCCCATTCGGTAAGCGCTCTCTGGAATGGGAATAGTTGATCGGGGAGAAACAACGGTTCAAACCCAGACATGTTTCCGATGTGCGTTTTTTGCTCTAGGAAAGCTCCGTATTCGGATCGCTCCCTTGTAGTTGACTCGTTCATTCTGTTTATATGGCGCATCCGTTGCGGGGAGTCAAGCGGGTTTATTGCGCTTCTTGCATCGGGACTGCGCCGAGGCGTGTGTTCTTTGGTCGGTGGTGGATGATGAGCGCTCGGCCTTGCTGGGCGTAGGCGATCCGTTCTCGGAGGGTTTGGATGCGGGCGATCTCGGTCAGGTTCTTGAGGGCTTGCTGGTGGGGTGTCATGCGCAGGGGTCTTCTTTTTCGCGGGCTGGGTTTGGTCGGTAGGGCACGGGTTTGAAGTGGTTCCCGGTGACGAGTCCGACGATCTCGCCAGCGCGATGAGGCACCATCAGTTCTCCGGTGCGGATGTTCGGTATCTTGGCTCCGCAGCGCGCGCAGGTCGCGCAGTCCTCGTCGATCACGTGGGTCTGGATCGTCACGCTCATTCGGCTTGTTTCTTCGCCTGTGCCCGTTGGAAGCTCTGGCGGTTCATCAGGTCGCGGTGGCCGAGTGGTGTCGCGAATCCTCGGCGTTTTAGCCATTTCGGGAATGCTTTGTCTATCATCGGGCCGAGGCCGTAAAGCGGGTCTGACTGATCACTGCGGCGGGCGCCGTCCGTTTTCTGGTGTCGGCCTGCGCGTAGCTTTCGGCGTTCTTCGGCGAGTTGACCTGGGGCGAGTTTTGGGTTCATGGCTGTGCTTCGGGTGCTGGACTCCACACGGGCTCTCCATCCTGCATGGTGGCGAGAAATTGGCCGTATTGGGTGGCTTCGGGGCCGAGGGCGTCCTCCTTGCGCATGATGACCAGCGTGATCGCTTTCATCGTGAATTCGTCGAGGCCGGCTCCTGGTAGCTTCAGGCGCTTCAGGAAGGCGCTCAGGTTCATGCCGACCTTTTTGCTCGCCCATGTCTTTCCTCCGCGGCCGTGGGCCTCGATCATCGCGAGCAGCGCTCCTTTGATGATCTCTGCGTCGCCGTCGGGCTTGGTGGCGGGGGTTGGTTTCTTCTTTGGCATCGGTAGTAAGGGACTGCCGCTCGCCCGTCCTTCCGAAGCGAGCGAGCGGCTTTCCTAGCGTGGAATTATGCGACGGTCTTGAGGCGTTTCATCTCCTCGGCGAGCGTCCAGAGCGCTTTGTTGATCCCGATGTTGCCGTCGATGCCTTTGACCGCCCGACTCTTGCCCATCCGTTTCCCTGCCGGCGTGCGCTTTGAGTAGTCGCGCTGTCCACCTTTGATGATCCGCTCTTGGACCACGTTCAGGGTGTTCCAGAGCGTCGGGGTGGCGTCCTGCGTCCGCTGTGGGATCAGGAGTTTGTCGTAGCGCACCGGGGCTTTGGCAGCATCGTCCCATCGCACCACGATCGCGGCTTTGGCAAATGCGTTGCGTTCGTCTTCCGTGAGTTGGATTTGCTTCATCTCGGCGATGCCGTCCATCAGGCGGGGCACCTCGCGGACAATCTCCACGCTGGCCTCAATGACCTTCGCGGGCTCAAATCCCATGTGGGTGATGGAGCGCTTCTCAAAGGTTCCGTCGCAGACCACCAGTCCGTTCATGCAGTAGGTACGGAATATACCGGCGTGCATGTGGTAGGCGCTGCTGCGGTCGTGGGCGTTAATCAGGACAATCTCGGCGCGATCTCCCTCCATCGTGAGTTCGTTGAGGCGGGCGAACCGGATCATGTGTTTCTGAAATCCGGCGCGGGTCTCGTCGCGAACCGATTGCTCCTGCACCAATGTCGGAACCCATCCCTCGGCTTCCATTCCGTCGAGGATTGATGAGGTTGGAAGGAAGGAGTAGCGGTCGCTGGTTCGGGTGTGGGCCGCTTCCGCAAAGATCGACGGTGCGCAAGCGCGAATCTCGTCCCGTTGCAAGGCGCGCGATCCGCGTCCGATGCTGCCGATGGTGCGGTATTGACCGTCTTGCCAGACTTGGCCAGAGCGGCGTGCGTCAATTCGGTTGGCGTGATTGGTGGCGTTCAGAATGTTCATTTTGCTAGGTGTTCGTTCGTTTGTTTTGCTCGGCGTAATGCCTTGCGTTGGATGAACGATGGCGCATCCGTTGCGGAGTGTCCATGATTATTTTCCACTTATTTTTGCCGGCATTTCGTGGTCAAAATCACCGGCTTTTGGTGGGGGTTGAGCAGGAGTTGGCGTGCTTCTCGGGTCAGTTGGAAAAATGTCGTTGGCGGGCTCTTGAGCGTGGTGGTCAGAAGGCAGAGGTTGTAAAGCTCTCGGCATGGCGCTGGGCTGACGATCGCGCCTTTGATGGTCCAGACATCGCTCAATGTGTTCCAGCACAGTTCTGTGCGGTCTGCTGTGAGGCGCTGGATGAGCTTGCGGGCCTTTGGTGTGATGAATCGATTTACGGGACGTGTGACCATGATTTTCTTTTGATGATTGCGTAGGCGGTCGAGGTGTCTATTCCGTATTTTCTGGCGACTTTAGGAAACGAAGTTCCTCCTGCTGCATACTCGCTCCTCATTTCCACAACCTTGTTCTCGTTAAGTTTTGCATTTCCGTGCCTTTCCCCTCTGGCTGTCTTTTCTGGATTTGTGCGCCTGACGCTTTTCTCGCCAATTGTTCCTCTCCGCTTTTTCTTCATGTCGTTCGCATTGTCTTGAACGGTTCCGACAAATAAATGTGATGGGTTTACGCATGGCGGATTGTCGCAGCGGTGGCATATAAACATCCCCGCTGGAATAAACCTATTGGTTGCAATCATGTAGGCCATTCTGTGCGCCTTGGTTGTAAATCTTCTGGCTACGCTCGTCTGCCCGTATCCGCGTTCAAATGTCGGCCCCTTCCATATCCAGCATTCGTGGTCGGCCTTTATTTCGACTCGGCTCCAGAATTTAATTCTCTCTTCTTCTGTAAAGCAAGGCGTGCTTTTTCTGCATTCTGCCTCACTGCCTGCTTCTTTTTTTCCGAGGTCGATTTGCCGCCCTTCCTGCTGAATTCTTTGTGCGTCATGGGTCATTTGAGAGAATTATTCTCTCAAAGCGGTTTGTGTCAACTGTTAATCGGGGTCGCTGGGGCTTTCACGGTGTTGGTAAGTCATTCCACTCGCGGCCGTCGAGCAGGCGGCCAGCGGCTTTTTTACCGGCGCGGAAGGTCAGCATTGCGCCCAGCGGCCAAGCATTGGCGGCCACGATCTCATGCGCGCTTCCATCAAGGTGCACCGCCCTCTCTTCGACAGTGCAACGGCGGCCCCACACGTCATCAAGAATCGCTTGATCTTCGTAGGCCCCGGCTTTCTTTCGTGACACGTAGAGCGCCCGATGATCAGGTTCAGTCATCTGGTTAATCGGCCACCACTCGCCCCACTGTTTGAAAAGGAACGGCACGCCCGATTGCTGACATTGATCGCGGAGGCTGCGCGGCCAGTCGGGATGCATCGGCCGGGCGCCGGGGCCGCTCTCGCCGCCGGCGATCACCCAATCGATCCCTGGCACGTCGGAACACATGCGAAGCTGGCGCCCGAGCACTTCGGGGAATCCTTTGGACTGATGCTCCCCTTTCCACGGGAGAAACTCCGTGAGATTCACCGGGCTGAGCAGCGGCTCGCACGAAAGGAAACGGACCTTGGCCGGGATCTGCAGCAGCGCTGGGATGCGCTCGTCGGCTCGCGTCTGATCTTCGACTGTTGTGCCGATCCAGACGTTCGAGGGCGGCGTGTCTTCACGCAGCCATTTCCAGTCGGTCGAGTAGGCATTCGAGAACGGTGCTTTTTCCTTGGTGCAGATCCCTCCGCATCGCCCGGCGTTGAAAAGCATTGCGGCTTCAAGCCGTGTCCGCCAGTTCCCCGGCCGCTT